AAGGCGGTTGGCGCGAATTGCTGGGTGGCGCAGGCGTGAAATCGGCGTCCATCTCGGGCGCGGGCGTGTTTCGTGACGCGGGCACGGATGAACGCGCGCGCGCCATCTTCTTCAATGGTGAGACGCCCGATTTTCAGGTCATCATCCCCGATTTCGGCATTATCGAAGGCGCGTTCCAGATCACCGGCCTTGATTACGCGGGCAGCCATAACGGCGAAGCCACGTTCGAGCTGTCCTTGGCCAGCGCCGGGCAGTTGGACTTTATCATTGACGGGGGGGCCTGATGGTGAACCCGTTTGCAGGAGAGGTTGAGCTGGTCTTGAACGGCCAGCCCCACACCCTGCGCCTGACCCTTGGCGCGCTGGCCGAACTAGAGGCCGGGCTGCAAGATGAGACCGTGCTCGACCTGGTCACGCGGCTGGAAGCGGGCCAGATTGCCAGCCGCGATGTGCTGGCGATTGTGGTCGCGGGCTTGCGCGGTGGCGGCTGGCAGGGCCAAGCGGCGGACCTGATGACGGTCGAGATCGCCGGCGGAATGCCCGCCTGTGCGCGGGCCGCAGCCCAAGCGCTGGCCCGCGCCTTCGCCGCGCCATGAGCACGCCCGCACTGGATTGGCCCGCGCTGATGCGGCTGGGCTTGCGGCAGTTGCGCCTGCATCCGCGCGATTTCTGGGCGTTGACCCCGTCAGAGCTGATGCTGATGGCGGGGCTGGATTCCAGCGCGGGACCGCTGACCCGCGCGCGGCTGAACGATCTGGCCGCGCGCTATCCCGACACTCCGAAAGGACAGAGCGATGACAACGCCTACGGAATTTGAAGCCCAGATCGCCGCGCTTGAACTGCGCCTTGGTCAGACCAACGGGTTGGTTGCTGAATTTGACAGTGAACTTGCCAATCTGGGCCGGTCGATGACCTTCACCTCGCGCGAGGTGGACGGGCTGTCGCGCAATTTCGCGGGCGGGTTGCGGCGTGCTTTTGACGGCGTGATCTTTGACGGGATGCGCCTGCAAGACGCCCTGCGCGGTATTGCCCAGACGATGATCGACAGCGTCTATAACGCCGCGATGAAGCCGGTGCAGAACGCGCTTGGCGGCTTTCTGGCGCAAGGGGTGAATGGGGCGATGTCGTCCATTCTGCCCTTCGCGCAAGGTGGCGTGATCTCTCAGGCAACTGCTTTTCCTATGCGCGGCGGCACCACGGGGCTGATGGGCGAGGCCGGGCCAGAGGCGATCTTGCCGCTGCAACGCGGGGCCGATGGGCGGCTTGGCGTGCGCGCGGGTGGCGGTGGCGGTCAGCCGGTGAATGTGACCTTCAACATCTCGACCCCAGATGTGGCGGGGTTCGAGCGCTCGCAAACGCAGATTGCCGCGCAGATGAGCCGCCTTTTGTCGCGCGGTCAACGTAACGCTTGAAGATAAGGGGGCAAGCCTATGGCTTTCCACGAAATTCGCTTTCCGGCTAATCTTAGTTTCGGGGCCACCGGCGGGCCAGAGCGGCGCACAGAGATTGTCGAGCTGGCCAATGGGTTCGAGGAACGCAACACGCCGTGGTCGGCCTCTCGCCGTCGCTATGATGCGGGCGCGGGCCTGCGTGCGCTAGACGATCTGGAAGCCATGATCGCGTTTTTCGAGGCGCGCCAAGGCCGCCTGCACGGCTTTCGCTGGAAGGATTGGGGCGATTACCGCTCTGCGATGGCATCGAGCCCCATCACTGCATTTGACCAGCTTTTGGGCGAGGGCGATGGGGTGAATCGCGCGTTTCAGTTGCGCAAGGCCTATGCCTCTGGCGCGCAGACCATCTACCGCACCATCACCAAACCTGTTGCCGGCAGCGTGCTGGCAGCTGTGGGCCAAACCGCGCTGACCTTGGGCGATGACTACACGGTCGACACGGCCACAGGCATTCTGACCTTCACCCGGCCACCAGATGTCGGCGCAGAGGTGCGCGCGGGCTTTGAATTCGACGTGCCGGTGCGCTTTGACACCGATCTGGTGCAGGTCTCTGTCGCCAGCTTCAAGGCGGGCAGCTTGCCCAGCGTGCCCGTGTTGGAGGTGCGGCAATGAGCTTGGCGGACCATCTGGCCACCGGCACGACCACGATTGCGCGCGCTTGGGCGTTGGTGCGCGCCGATGGGCAGACCTTTGGCTTTACCGACCATGACCGCGATTTGCGGTTGGGCGGCATTAGCTTTCGCGCCGATGCAGGGCTGACCGCGCGGGCGCTCGAGCAGGTGACAGGGCTTGCGGTGGACAATTCCGAAGCCGTGGGCGCGCTGCGCGATGCGGGCCTGACAGAGGCCGACATATTGGCGGGCCGCTATGATGGTGCCGAACTGACCATCTGGGAGGTAAACTGGCAAAACGTGTCCGAGCGCCGCGTGCTGTTTCGCGGGTCGCTGGGCGAGATCACCCGTAGCGGTGCGGCGTTTCGCGCCGAATTGCGCGGGCTGTCAGAGGGTTTGGGCCAGCAGGGCGGTCGGGTCTTTCACGCGTCATGCTCTGCCGTGCTGGGCGACGATGCGTGCCGGTTTGACACGATGCAGGCCGGGTTTTCGGCAGAGGTCGCGCTGGTTGGTCTGGCCGAGGATGTGCTGCTGTTCGAGAGTTTGGACAGCTTCACGCCGGGTTGGTTTACCCATGGCCGCCTGACCGCGCTGTCGGGTGCGGCCGAAGGCTTGGTTGCGCTGATCCGGCTGGACCAACACGGTGGCACGCAGCGCCGCATCACGCTGTGGGACAGTCTGCGCGCGCCCGTGGCTGCGGGCGATTTGTTTCGTCTGGAAGCGGGCTGCGACAAGCAAGCCGCGACCTGCCGCAACAAGTTCGCCAATTTCCTGAATTTCCGCGGCTTCCCGCATATTCCCGGTGAGGATTGGCTGACGGCCTATCCCAAGGTCGGCCAAGCCAATACAGGCGGCCCATGGCGGCGTTGACCCGCGACCCCGTGGCGCTGGCGCGCGCGTGGCTGGGCACGCCCTATTGCCACCGCGCAAGCCGCCAAGGCGTGGGTGCAGATTGCCTTGGGCTGATCCGGGGCATCTGGCGCGCGCGCTACGGGTCAGAGGCGGAACTGCCGCCGCCCTACAGCCCCTCTTGGGCCGAAGCGGGCCGGGGCGAGCCGCTTTGGGACGCGCTGCGCCGTCATATGACGCCCGCGTGCCGCAGCGCCGACGGGCAGGTGTTGCTGTTTCGACTGGCCCCCAATGCGCGGGCCAAACATTTGGGAATTCAATGCAAGGACGGGCAGGGGTTTATCCATGCCTGCCCGCGCGCGGGTGTTGTGCAAGCACCGCTCAGCCGCCCTTGGGCGCGGCGCATCATCGCGCGGTTCGATTTTCCGCCGCTGCAAGACAACGAATAGGTGATCCATGGCAACTCTTGTTCTTTCTGCCGTTGGTGCGGCTGTCGGTTCCAGCTTTGGCGGGGCCGTGCTTGGCCTGTCGGGCATGGTCATTGGCCGTGCCATCGGGGCCACGCTGGGCCGTGTGATCGACCAGCGCCTGATGGGCGGCGGCAGCCAAGTCATCGAACAGGGGCGGATCGAACGGCTGCGGGTGACGGGCGCGCTAGACGGCGCGCCGGTGCCTTTGGTTTGGGGCCGTGTCCGGTTGGGCGGGCAGGTCATTTGGTCCACCGGGTTCGTAGAAACGGTCACGGAATCCGGCGGTGGCAGCAAACTTGCACCGCGCCCAAGGGTGCGCGAGTTCAATTACTCTATTTCGCTGGCCGTGGCGCTGTGCGAGGGGCCGATCCTAGGCATCGGGCGCATATGGGCCGATGGGCAAGAGATTGCGCCCTCAGATCTGAATATCCGCCTGTATGACGGGTCAGAGGACCAATTGCCCGACCCGTTGATTGACGCGGTCGAGGGCGCGGGCAACGCGCCAGCCTATCGTGGAATTGCCTATGTCGTGATCGAAGATCTGGACCTTGGCAGCTATGGCAACCGTGTGCCACAATTCGCGTTTGAAGTTATGCGCGCAGTTTCTGCGCCAGAGGGGATGACTGGGCAGGTGCAGGGCGTGGCGCTGATGCCCGGCACAGGTGATTTCACCTATGAAACGGTGCCCGTTTTTGCCCGCGAGGGCGGATCGAGCTTTGTGCTGCCAACGCCATTTGGGGGCGTGTTCGATCAAGCCGACACCCCGATGAACCTGAACACACCCACTGGCCAGCCAGATATTCTGGCAGGGCTTGACGCTTTAGCGCGCGAATTGCCCAATTGCCAATCGACCGTGATGGTGGTGTCGTGGTTCGGGTCCGACTTGCGCATGGCCGAGTGCCAGATCGAACCCAAGGTCGAATTCCCCGACCGCGAGGCGCCAGGCGCCCCTTGGTCGGTCGCGGGCCGTCCCGCTGCCGACACGCCGCAGGTGCCGTTACAAGACGGAGTTCCCGTTTATGGCGGCACACCCTCTGACCGCGCCGTGATGGACGCCATCGCCGCCTTGCAGGCGCGCGGCCAAAAGGTCGTGTATTACCCGTTTATCTTGATGGAACAGCTTGCGGACAATGGTCTGCCAGACCCGTATTCCGACGCCACCGACCAGCCGGTCCTGCCGTGGCGCGGGCGGATCACCACGTCCAAAGCACCGGGGCAAGACGGCAGCCCTGACGGAACCCCGGCTGCGCAGGCCGAGGTGGCCGCGTTTTTCGGCAGCGCCCGCGCGGATGATTTCAGCATTTCACCGAGCGCGGTCAGCTATACCGGCCCGCAAGCCTGGCGTTACCGCCGCTTCATCCTGCATCAAGCGGCGCTATGCGCGGCCGCAGGCGGGGTAGATGCGTTTTGCATCGGATCGGAAATGCGCGGCCTGACGCAAGTGCGCGGGCCGGGTAACAGCTTTCCAGCGGTTGCAGCGCTGCGCGCGCTGGCCGCCGAGGTGCGCGCGCTTCTGGGGCCAGAGACGAAGATCACCTATGCCGCCGACTGGTCAGAATATTTCGGCTACATCACCGATCAGGGCGATCGTTTCTTTCATCTGGACCCGCTTTGGGCCGATGCCAATATCGACGCGGTCAGCATAGACAATTACATGCCGCTCTCGGATTGGCGCGATGGCACCGACCACGCCGATGCCCATTGGGGCAGCGTCTATAACCTCGATTACCTGACCGCTAATGTCGCGGGTGGCGAGGGGTATGACTGGTTCTATGCCAGCCAGCTTGACCGTGACCAGCAGCGCCGCACCCCCATCCGTGACGACAGCGAATGGGGCGAGGATTGGATCTGGCGCTACAAGGACATTCGCGGCTGGTGGGAAAACGACCATCACGACCGAGTGGGTGGCGTGCGCGCGGCGCAGAAAACGGCGTGGGAGCCGCGCTCGAAACCCATCTGGTTTACCGAATACGGTTGCCCGGCCATCGACCGCGGCACAAATCAGCCGAATGTGTTTCTGGACCCGAAATCGTCGGAGAGCTTCGCGCCCTATTTCTCGCGTGGCTGGCGCGACGATACGATCCAGATGCAATATGTGCGCGCGACCCATCGCTACTGGTCGCGCCCGGCCAATAACCCGACCTCGGAGTTTTACACCGGGCGGATGGTCGACATGTCGCGCGCGCATCTTTGGGCGTGGGATGCGCGGCCCTATCCGTGGTTTCCCGCCAATACCGGGCTTTGGGCCGATGGCGCGAATTGGCTGCGCGGGCATTGGGTGACGGGGCGCGCAACGGCGCAACCGCTCGATGCCGTGATTGCCGAAATTTGCGCCCGCGCGGGTCTGGGCGCTGTGGATGTCAGCCGCGTGCATGGCGTGGTGCGGGGGATGGCCGTGGCTTCGACCGATGCGCCGCGCGCAATGCTGCAATCACTGATGCTGGCGCATGGCATTGATGCGGTGGAACGCGACGGGCAGTTGCGCTTCATCTCGCGCGATGGCCGCGCGGTGGCGCAGATCGGGATGGCGGGCCTTGTGCGTGCCGATGGCGGGGATCTGACCCGCATTCGTGCGCCGCAGGCCGAGGATGCGGGCCGCGTGCGTGTGGGCTATGTCACGGAAGCTGGCGATTTCGACCTGCGCACCGCAGAGGCCGTTTTCCCAGACGCCAGCTCTGCGCGCGCGTCGGGATCGGACCTGCCGCTTGTCTTGCCCGATGGCGAGGCGCGGCTGATCGCGGAACGCTGGCTGACCGAGGCGCGCGTCGCCCGCGATACGGCGCGTTTTGCGCTGCCGCCATCATCGGCCCTGGGCGCGGGCGATGTGGTCGAGATTACGACCGATGCGGGCCGCGCGCTATGGCGCATTGACCGCACCACGCTGTCAGGTCCGCGCGAAATGGAAGCGACGCGGGTAGAGCCGGGCGTCTACGGCTTTGGCGATACCGATCTGGGGGCCACGGGGCTTGCCAGCTACACCGCACCGGGGCCGGTGCAGCCGGTGGTGCTGGACCTGCCGCTTTTGCCCGGTGCCGAACAGGATCACGCGCCATGGCTTGGTGTGGCCGCGCGTGCGTGGCCGGGTGCTGTTGCGCTGCATCATGCCACGGGCGAGGACAGCTATGAATTGGCTGCACTAGTCGCGTCGCCCCTGCGTCTTGGGGTGACGGAAAACGCCTTGTCTGCCGCCGCACCTGAGCGCTGGGACGAAGGCCCGGCGCTGATGGTGCGGATGTTGCGCGGGAGCCTTGCCTCTGCCAGCCCGCGCGATGTGCTCGCTGGTGCGAATCGGCTGGCCATCGGCCAAGGTGAAGATTGGGAGATCTTCCAATTCGCCGAAGCCGAGCTGGTCGCGCCGGACACTTACGCTTTGCGCAGAAGGCTGCGCGGCCAGCAGGGCAGCGACGCAGTCATGCCGCTGGAATGGCCCGCAGGGTCGCTGGTGGTTGTGCTGGATGACCGTCTGAGCCAGGTCCCTTTGCCGCGCGATGCGCTGGGGCTGGAGCGCAGCTACCGCATTGGCCCTGCCGCGCGGCCCTTGGACGATGCCAGCCAGCGCGATTTCACGCTGACCGCGCGCGGTGTGGGCCTGCGCCCCTACCGCCCCGCGCATCTGCGCGCGCGGCCCGGTGATGCGGGCGCGCTAGAGGTGGCTTGGATCCGGCGCACCCGCGAAGGTGGTGATCCATGGGGGACCAGTGAGGTGCCCTTGGCCGAAGCCTATGAGCGCTACGTCCTGCGGGTGCGCTTGGGGACCCAAGTGCTGCGCGAAGAAACGTTGGACAGGCCCGAGTTTACCTATAGTGCGTCGATGCGCGCCAGTGATGGGGCCGGGTTGGCATTTGCGATTGAGGTTGCGCAAGTGTCGGATCTGTATGGGCCCAGACCTTTCGCATGGTTGGACGTCGTCTTGTGAGCG